ATACTTAACATTACCGCCAACCCCAAACTTTTTGCCTTTATCAGCGGCAACAAATTCTTTTCCGACACTCTGCGAAATGCCGACACGTTTGGCTGCCTTGGGGTCATGGGCAACCATCTCCATCAGGTTGTGCTGTTTTTTAGTTTTACTTGGCATTATTTAATAACCTTCTCAAGGACCCAACCAAGGGCTGCGCCTATCATTGCAAATGCGCCGCCGATCCCAAGAAACATTCTCCAACCACCATGAGCTTCTGACAGGGTTTTTTGAATAGCTTGAACGGCAAGTTTAATTTCTTGCATTTCTCTTACCATCTTATCCATATCTTCCTGTAGATGTTCGATATCGTTAGCGTGGGTAGCCAATTCTCTAGCGGTTGAGATTGGGTCGATGCTATTCATAGGTTAACCGTAGAATACCGTAATAGTACAGTTAGAAATAGTAGCGTAGACGTTTGTATAAAACAGTACACCCTCGCCAGGTATATTAACTGTAAATGAGTTCCCACCAGCAATAGTATTAATGACCATTTTACTAGTACCAGTAGAGCCACCATCCAATAAAGTCAAGCTACCAGCAGTAGCCCCTGGGGTAATGACTATTCCACGTACACGTGCACGGCTACTAAAAACTGAACCTGAGCTAGAAAGCGAACTCGATAATACATCTGATTGCATTGTCATAATTAATCTCCTAAATTTTTAAAAAGGGGACCGAAGTCCCCCGGGATCAATTAGTCAAAGTTACCGTATGGGTAAGCAGTTGTAGAACCAATGTTGTTGTCAGCCTGTGTATAGCGAACTGTCAAATAAACTTGGCCAGCTGTTGGGCCGCCACTCATACCTGAACCGTTAATAGCAAAAGTAAATACTACTTGGGAAAAAAAGCTTGGTTGTGGGCTATTTGTGATATCCGCAGTAGTAGCTTGCCAGTTACCCAATTGAGTAGCAGTTACAGTTACAGCATTACGACCAGTAGCTAAAGTAGCAATTGAACCGTATTGTGGGGTAGTACCGGTATTAAAACCATTAGAGATATACAAAGAAGTGCTAGTAGCACCTGTTTCTGTTGGAACTACGCCAACGTCAACAATAATATCTTCAATACGGCTATTAATAGGTAAATACGCTACAAAACCACGGTAAACCACAGTTGCGGAATCAGCTGTTGGAGTAGCTGCTACAGGCGGATAAACGCTAGAAGATGGGGTATAAACTACCGCATTTTCGTTAGGAATGTTATTAGAACCTACAAATTGGGTAGAAGAACCCGCATAACCCGCTGTATTTGCTGTGGTATTTGTAAAAGTTAGAGATGCGAATTGAGCCAAAGCTGTATAGCCTACATCACGCAAAGCTCCAAAACGCTGGTCGCCCGATAGGATTGGGCCGTCAAATGTACTACGTGCCATAATAAGTTGTCCTTATGCAAAAGTTCACCCATACCAATCGTTGCATCGTCTGCTGGGACAGTCCGGTATGGATATTTTCCCAGATGTGGTTAGTTTACACCATTTTTTAGTTTGTGCAATATTATTTTTAGTTTAAATAGATGTAATTAGGTAAATAATTAAGGGTATATAAAAAATGAAATTTACGGCAAAAAACCCCGCCGAAGCGGGGCCTAGTATTACTCTTTAACTTCTGTATCGCCGATATGAAATACTGATTCCACAGTATCCATTACTTTATCTGCTAAAGACGCAGTTACGGCCTCTACTTTTTCAATCATGGGCGCTGCAGCGGCCTCAACTTTTTGTACTACTTGTTCAACTTTTGTACCTGCTTCATCAGCAAATGCTACAGTTGTTGATTTGATTTGGAAATTATCTTCCATAACTATCTCCTAAGTTTAAAAAAACCCAGCCTTGTGAGCTGGGTTTTATTTGGTGCATTCCGATTAGAATGAACCGCTTGAGCCCCAAACACCGAGAGGATCAGACCAGCCGAAGCTGTAACGCTCACGAGATTTGTAACGTACGTTACCTGTGTCAAAGTCACCGTCCATAGAATTTTGGAGAGGTGTACGTTCGAAGTGCTTCAAGCCGTTTGGAACGTCGGTCAATAAGAACCATGCGTTTACATCGGTCAAGAAGTGGTTAACTGTGTAACCATCAGGAATTGTGCCGTTATTATTGATTGCACTGATATCGTTGTTGTTTGTACCAACACGCAACTTAGTTTCAAGCAAGCGAGTAGCAACGAACATCAATGATGGAGGAACAACCAATTTCTTAGGTTTAGCAGCGATCAAGAGACCACGCTCGTCTGTCCAAGCAGCGATCTGAATAACAGCGGCTTCCAAAGAAGTTTCATTCAAGTCGACAGGAGTAGCAGCAGTGTTGCTGTTAGTACCGCCAGAAACCAATGGGTGAGCAGTGTTGAACAAAGATACGCCGTCGCCGCCGTTGTATGAACCGCTGGTGTTGAAACCGTTGTTCAATACAGATGCGGCTTTAACTTGCTTGGTATAGGCCATAGCACGAGCCAAAGACTTTGTATAACGAGCAGATAATGAATCATACAAGTTATCTTCAATCGCTTCTTCAGTGATTGAGAAGCCCAAAGCGATGGTTTCGTGTGAGTAGCGTGTTGTCCATGCTTCTTGCGCATTATCGTAAGAAATTGCGCCACCTTCGTTCTTAACCGGAGCGGCTGAGAAACCAGACAGTTTTGTTTCTTCTTCGAATGAACGCTCAGAAGATTCAGTCTCATAAAGCTCTTTATGCTCTTCGCCGTAGCGTGCATATTCGAGACCGAACAATGCGTTTAGACCTGGGAGTAACTCTTTTAAGAGCTGTGAACGTGAAATAGCCATGTTATAGCTCCTTTATTAGTTAGATGTACCAGCTGACTGATAATACTGATGCACGCCAAAGTTCAACTTAACGATGCAATCGGTATATGCGTCACCGGGGTTAGATGGGAAATTGCCGCCGAATGTAGAGCTGGAGTTAACCAAATCAACAATCTTAACAGCAAGGGCGTTGGTATTACCAATAGTGCTAGACAATGCAACCAAAGAGTTACCTGAAGTTGTATTACCTGTTGCGCCACCAGTACCAGAAGTAAAGTTTGCCAAAGCAACAGTCTTACCAATAGAGCCGTAGCCTACTGAACCTAAAGACTGAACTTGGTATAACTGATCTGGATCTTCAACCACACGAATGAAAATATTGGTGTAGCCAGAAGTCACAGCGTTAGCTGGGAGATACTGTGCATACAACGGGTAACCCAATTGCTGACCAGACAACTGATAGCGAACACCTACGCAAACACCAGCGATACCAGCAGTGCTAGTAGTTGGAGTAGCTGCTACTACAGTTGGTTGACCTGCAACCGTTGCACCTAACTGCACTAAGTCACCATTAAAGATGGGTGCAGTGTTGTTTGTGGTCAATAAATACTCACGGATTGTTCCGCCAGTAAAGGATTGACCGCCGATCAAACTAATCGGTTTAAGCCCGTACGGGGCCGATACTGTGCTCATAAAAAGCTCCTTAAATTAAATTAAAAATTAACTTCCCTTGCCGAAAGTAACTTTCGTAGCACGGTCCGAGAACTTGCGCATACGTGGGTCATTATCAGCCATGAAGTTATTGTCAACAGACTCCATCTGAGACCGGTTCAACTTGTCGTAGTGAGCGGCACGTTGTTCCATAAACTCTTCTGGAGCACGACATAAAACTAAACCACCAATTTCGATAGAGCCTTTAAATTGTCCATCAATGGACGCATGGCTCATAAGCTCTGGATAATCCTCAGCCTTACAAGGCTCAAAACCTTCTCTTCGCTTTTGAGAGATATTCATAGGATCCGCTGACCCCATAATAGAAGTCCTAATCCAACGATGGACCCAGCCTGGACGGGGATCCGGTGTTGGTAACAACTGCGGCGGTGCCCAACGATCAATTGTGCGTGCCTGTGTGTCACGGGTATCTAATTCACGGGTAAGTTTGGTCATGATCTATCTCCATTCATTTGTTCGGCAACCTTCTTGGCATACAGCTCTAGCGGAAC